AGATAAAGAATTTGAAAAATTATAAAAATGAAAAGACTTAGATTTAAAACTCCATTTAACGGAATGGATAACGCATTAAAATTAATACCAGAATCATATAAGGTTGATGGTAAAGAATTTGAACTAACTGATGGTATTGAATCATATAGAGTTAGATGGGAAAAGACCCCAACAATACTAACAGCATCAAACAAAAATCTTATCAATGAAGATATGCATAAGATGAAACATCTTATGCAATATAATTCAAAAGATACTCTTGGTAACCTTAGAGGAAAAGAAAGGATTAATGAAAACAAAGTATTCAATGATGTTTGGAATAAAACAAAATCAATTAAGGAATCATCAGCATTTGGTTTTGGATTTACCAATGAAGGTAATTTAGAAGAGAATGAAGAAGATAAACCAAAGAAAGAAACGAAGGTAATAGACATACAGACCTTAACAAAAAAACAGCAAAAGGCGATTGAAGATACAATAGCATTAATGAAAAAATATAATAAGAGTGATGATAGTGATGACAAAATAGAGGAAGACTCTACAAATGCTACAGATGGTGGACCAGGGCCAGACAAGAACGGTGATGATGCTAAAGGGCGAACAGGAGATTAAAAAAAAGGGTGATGGGACGATTGAATTATGGGACCTTTAAATTAAGAATATAATAATTTATATATAAAACCTCACTTAATAGTGGGGTTTTTTTATTTATATCAACATATTTATAAATGTAAAAAAAATATAAATATTATGATATTAAGATTAGGTTCAAAAGGAAGAGAAGTAAAAGAAGTTCAAGAATTTTTAGGTTTAAAAGCTGATGGTGACTTCGGTCCAAAAACTGAATCAGCGGTTATTAGATGGCAAATAAATAATAACCTTATGAGTGATGGTATCATAGGGCCAAAAACATGGGATGCTATGGGGTTGGCAACAACAGATAATACCGAAAAAACATATATGACCGAAAATGGGTTATTAATAAATAGATATTACTTACCAACAGGTGAATACAAAGAAGGCCCCACCAATAAAGAATACTTATTTTTACATCATACCGCTGGATGGCAAAACCCATATAGAATTGTTGACTCATGGGGTAGAGATACAAGAGGTGCCGTTGCCACAGAATTTGTGATGGGTGGTCAATCAATAAAAGGTAATAATGATAAACACGATGGGGAGATGGTACAATGCTTTCCAGAAGGTTGTTATGGTTGGCATCTGGGTAAGAATGGTTCAAGACATATGCATACACATTCCGTTGGAATAGAGGTGTGTAATTTTGGTTATATAAAGCATGGTAAAACATATGCTGGTACAGTAGCCTCAGCATCTCAAACAGTTGAATTAGCTGAACCATTTAAAGGATATAAGGTTTGGCATAAATATTCAGATAAACAAATAAGTAACTTAAAAAAGTTTATACTATATATAGCAGATAGAGATAATATTGATGTTAGAAAGGGTTTAGTGGAAGAAGTAAGGAAAAAGGGTGCAAAGGGTTTTGAATTCAACTCTGATGCTTATTATGGTAAAATAAAGGGTATGTGGACACATACATCAACACGCAAAGATAAATTTGACATGTATCCAGACCCACGCTTATTAGATATGTTATTAAGTTTATAATTTTGAAATATAATGATGATAAAATAAATAAATTCTTGAGTTACATTAACACACCACTTAGTGAGATTACAGTAAATAAAATGTATGTGACAAATAAAATATCATATGAAAAATGTCAATTATTTAATGATTACATTCAATCTAATATGTGTTTAATATTTGATACATATATGGGTGACGATGTTATGAATGATGCAGATAAGATAACACATTTTGACTGGTGTTGGGAAAAGAATAGGGATAATTTCAATAAAGAAGGTATAATATTTAAACATACCGAAGATTCGTATAATTATTTTTTGGTATTTATATTTGAAACTTTTTATTCTGTCAACGACAAAACCAACATCCGTGAAAAAATAAAAAATATTTGGGAAGATACTTTTACTTATTCATATAATAAAACACATTTAGAATTAGATAATTTAATTGTTATACACAATATTCTCAATGAATCACTTAAAGATGGGTGAAAAAAATCAATAACACTTTACAAATAAAAATTATTTTCATATATTAGTGTTTATGAGAATAATAACTATAATACTAACCGAACTAGCTTCAGATAAAATAAAATCAGAAGAAAAACTACAAAGACTTATTAATAGTAATGGTGATTTAGACCAAAACATAATTGATATTAAAAATCAGTTACGTGAAGTAGTTCTAATTGACCAGATGATTAATAAGTGGAATGATTACACTTCAGAAGTAAAAAAACCATAACCATGTTTATTGAGATTTTTAATAGAGTACTATTGATACTATTCATTATGTCATGTCTAAATATAATTAGACATGTATATTATTTAATACAAGCCTGGGTAGCATCTACCGAAGAAAACCCAATAAAATATAGAGTAGATGAAAAATCATTATGGATTTTAAGTATTTCCATAGGGTATGTTTTATCTGAAATAATAAATGGAATATATATATAAATTAATTATGAATATACAAGAAAAATTAGATTCGTTACAACCACATGTAATTGGTATAAGATACTTAAAAGGGCTTCAAATTGTTGATGCTGTATTTAAAACAGGTTGGGTTGTTCCAGAATCAAACACAATAAAAAAAGAACTGGTTGATACTAAACAAAATTATTATATGTTTTATACTGAAAAAAAAGGTATAACCATAGATAATTTATTGGATTATGTTGAGGAAATAATACATATGAATGTTGAAAGGGAAAATAAACAAACTTTATTGAAGGAAAAGTTTAAGGAACTTCAAAAATTATTTAAAGATAATTCATTATCAAAATTAAGTAAACTTAGATTTACATTTAATGAATATGAACAATCAATAATGGATTTTGATTTAACAGAAAAAGATGACCCACCAGTATTAAACAATCATTCTGTTAATGAGGTTGAAACAAGTGATAAACCACTAAAAAAAACTAAACCAAAAAAAATTAAGACAATCGGTAAAGTGGAAAATTTAAATAATCAAAAAATTGAATTCCCACCAAAGAAAAACAAAAAAATAGTATTGGAAGATTTTAAACCACCCAAAAACATTAAGTGCAAGTGTGACCCAGATGATGTATGCCCAATATGCGAAGAAGAAAAGATTGGAAGTTATTAGTGAACTACCTCAGAATGGGGCTTTTTTCATTTTAATTAATATTTATTATGTGGGTTGGTTCAGCAACCCTAAGTTGAGGGATTTATCCACTCAACAACCAACAACAGAAATTAGTGTCATCAATGAAAAGTGTATTTTCTAGTGAAGAAAAAAGTGTTAATTTTAGTAAATGTATTGCCAACTCAATGGGTGGGCATTAAATTTCTAATTTTTCTTGAAGTGTATGGATTAACCAAACACAACCAGAGGTAAGACACCCATCAAAAAAAATAATTAATGGGATAAAGTTTAAACCATAGCTTGACATTGGTGTATATAAATTAAAATAAATAAAAACGGACGATAGGAAAAACCCAACCCAGGTACTCAAACATAATGGACAGGTAAATAACATCCCAAAGAAATTCGGATTATTTTTTTCGAAAAAATTTCGAAATTCTTTGAATATTGAACCAAATATAATTATATTTGTAATACCATAAGCTAATAAAATAAAAATAATAAATTGCATAACACTCATTTTTTTGTTCTTTGTATATATGTAGATGCTTTACACACCCAAAAAATTATCAATACTGAAATATAGTAACATAAGGGCAATAAGTAAATATTTATATTTAGTCAGACGTAGATGGTTAATTTAAAAAGTGTACATGGGGTGTTTAAATACCCCTAGGCTGGGGATTTATCCATTCAACAACCAACTATATACTAATATATAAGAAGGACTGAACAACAAAGAGTTTATAAAAAAAAATTAAAAGAACATAAAAAATTGACAAATAGAAACGTAGCCGCTGGTGTATTGATAAAATGCATAAACACTGATAAGGTTTTATTATTGTTAAGAAGTGATATTGGGGATAAACCCAATACATGGTCACTAGTTAGTGGTACCATTGAATCTAATGAACGAATATTAGATGGCCTCCAAAGAGAAGTTAAAGAAGAAATAAACATAGACCCTAATTATATTACATATAAATTTAAACATAAGGAAACTTCTGATAATGAAAATTTAGATTTTTATTATTATGAAGGTTATATTGGGAAAGAATTTAAACCAATATTAAATAATGAGCATATTGATTATATATGGTGTGATTTAAATACGTTACCCAAAGCATTGTTCCCTGGAACACTTGATAAAATTAAAAATATATTTCAATGAATCAAAAAGACAGAATAATACCCTTAGAAGAAGTTCTACTTAAATTTCAAGAACAAAACAAAGAATTTATTAAAAACATAAATAAAGAAGAAAAATTTGAAAGAGTAGAAAACCTAGATGTTGTTATTAATGACATAAAGGGCATGGAACATACAACAAACATAAAGAAGCAAAATTTCATTAATGAACTAAAAGGTGGTCTAGGTGAAAAGGTAAAAGAAAACCCCACAAAAATAAAAAAGATTGAAAAAACATTCAGTCAGAAAACAAAATTATTCATTAAAAACATCTTCACAAGATTTTAATTAAAAATAACCCTTAAAAGTTTGGGTTTTAAAAAAACTTTTTTATCTTTGTGTTATTGGGTTGTACTAACAATCTATTATATAATATAAAAATAATTGGACAAAAAAGATACTAATTTGAATTATAAAGATTTAATACAGACGGTTTCGGAAATTGTTTCCAATGAAAAAATATATAAGGATGGTTTAGTCTTAGTATATGAGTTGGAAGAGAAGAGGCATAAACAAATGGATGAACATTTATTTTATAAATCTAATCCATCCGAAACTAAATTCACACATAGAGAGTTAATAGAGGTGGAAATTGGGGGTACGTTAGTTAGGTTTGTAAAAAAAAATAAAAAATAACCATAAAAAGTTTGGTTTTTAAAAAAACTTATATATCTTTGTGTTGTTGGGTTGGTTCAGCAACCCTAAGTTGAGGAAGTTTTTCATTCAATAACCAATTATATATTATAATAAGGACTGAACAGCAATTAATTTATTAACTATTATTACCATTAAAAATTAAAAATTATGAACTTTATAGATGCACTTAGAAATAAAGATACCTTTACAGAAAATGGTATGCCAACGCATTCAACTACTCTTAATAGTTGTGTGGATTTATTTTTTCAAATTGGTGCCTTAAGGGGTTCAGAAAAGCGTAGAAAATTATCTTTATTTTCAAAGGCTTTTGATTCAAACCCATTGATTGCAATGAAAATCCTTTTTTGGGTTAGAGATGTGAGAGGTGGTGCTGGTGAAAGACGGACATATAGAGATATTGTTGAATATCTTGCATTATATAATTCTTCTGGGTTACAGAAGAATATACATTTAATGCCAGAGTATGGTAGATGGGATGATGTATTAACATTGATTGGTACAAGCCTTGAAAAGGATGCCTTAGAGTTGATAGCCAATGCGTTGGAAAATGGTACATCGTTATGTGCCAAGTGGCTTCCAAGAGGTAATGGTAAAAACCAAGTTAAAAAGAAGCAAGCGAAAGCTATTAGAGAATATCTTAAAAAAACACCAAAAGAGTACAGAAAACTCCTTTCAAGTCTTTCTACTACGGTAGAGAATCTTATGTGCAATAAGGAGTTTTCTAAGATAGAATACGGTAAGGTTCCATCAAAAGCCATGTCTGGTTATATGAGGGCATTCACAAAGAATGATGGTGATAGGTTTAGTGAATATCTTGAATCTGTTTCTAATGGTACAGAGAAGATAAATACTGGTGCTATTTACCCATATGATGTGACAACAAACTTAAAGTTTGGTAATTCAATTGGTGCTATGCAACAATGGGATAATCTTCCAGACTTCATGGATGGTAACAAAGAAATGGTTTTACCTCTTGTTGATGTTTCTGGTTCAATGGATTGCCCAGTTGGTAGAAGTGGCAATGTAACTTGTATGGATGTGGCAATCTCATTAGGGTTGTATATTTCTGAAAGAAATGTTGGTCCATTCAAGGATAGCTTTATAACTTTTTCCGCAGAACCAGAATTGCAACACTTAAAGGGTAATTTGGTTGATAGATTTAATCAGTTATCAGATTCAGACTGGGGGTATAATACTAACATAGAATCTGTATTTAAACTTATATTGGATAAGTCTGTTAAGAATAATGTTGCTAAAGAAGATATGCCAACTATTATCCTAATATTGTCTGATATGGAATTTGATGTTGCCACCAATTATAATGGGTGGGATATGACTGCTCAAGAAATGATTACTTCATTATATAGTGAACATGGTTATGAGACACCCAAAATAGTTTATTGGAACTTAAATTCAAGACAAGATAATTGTCCCGTTAAGTTTGATGAAGTTGGCACTTCACTTGTTAGTGGTTTTTCACCATCAATACTTAAGAGTATATTGGGAGGAAAAGAAATGACACCAATGTCAATTATGTTAGAAACTATAAATCAAGATAGATATTCAGCTATTAAAGTATAAACACACAAAGAATGTTTTCAGCAACTTAAATCAAATTCAATTAATTTAATTTCCACAACATTCTGAAAATTACCTCACATATTTTTATATGTGGGGTTTTTTAATATTTACATTTTAATATATTATTATTATATTGTTTTTATGGAAAATGCGAAAATAGTTTCAAAAGAGATTAAGCCAGATGGTTCAGAATTTATAGTATATTTAATCGATACCAGTCATGGCAGACCAATAGAAGGTTTTATTGTTAAAGAGGCTAATAAGGGCAAAATAATCAATTATTTGCTATGTGAATATTTTGTTCCAGATGATTGGGTGAACAAAATAGAAGATTTAAGAAATAACATTGAAGAAATTAAATATAAAAAATAGTATTATGGAGAAAGACCAACCATTAGTTCTAGTTTTTTACTTGGACAGAGAGTTAATGACAAATAAAGAAATAATAATACCATTTACAAAATCGGTTGAAAATTTAATAAAGAAAAAAGATTTAAATGTTCTTGCATTCTTTATGCCAACAGATGATGATGAGCGCATTGAGTGTCTAAACCCTAAGTTAATATCCGAATCACAAATGAAAAATGTTGATAAAATAATTCAAGACTTATCAAAAAACTTTGATGTTGGTTTGGGTGCAGATGAAGGTAAAAATAACCCCAACAATGAAATAATTATTGATGGATAAGGCTAATCAACTATTGGCATTGTTATACAGGATTGAGGACTTATTATTTGAGTTAAAGCTTGATGGTTTTGAGTTTGAAGAAAATGAGAAGTTAGTGGAGATAGTTACAACTCTACAACAAAAGTTGATTAAATAATTCACGGTCTGGTTGTTCTCCTATATATCTTACTCATTGGCCAACCAGTTTTTTCTTTAATTAGGTCATACATTCTAGATACAACAACTTCACAAGCTGTACCCATAAACAAAATACTATGTATTTTATTTTTCTTACATGCCTTAGCTAAGGCATGGTGTAGTCTTTGTGCATCTTTCTTACACTTACATAAGACCATACCAAACTCATCTTCATTATAAAATATTAGTTTATTGTGTACAATAATAACTTGTTTAACCATTGTTTTCTTATAGGCATGTAACATTAGTGGTTTAACAATTTCATGAATTGTAAGTCTATTTTTTTTAGAATCCCTGCCATACACCCAAAACTTTTCTTCGACCTTATATGGGTGGTCATCTAACACTGTCCACTTACCAAGTATTGGTTTTTCAATTTCAGTTTTCCCATACTCATCTCTTATAACCCTAAACTTGTCACCATCTTCAGTATTCTTAACAATATGCATTTTAAATTTTATTGGTATTATGGCATTGGTATTAATATGTTCTTTTGGAAACAATACTGATTTATTCTCTTTTTTTATTTCTCTAAATCTAATAAATGATTTTTCTATATCTTTAGATTTATAAAGTGTTTTTTTAACTACCCCGTTTTGTGTTACTATTATACGATACATAACAATAAATATAGTTAATAACTTAACAAAAATAAATAAAAGTTGGTTGTTAAAAAAAAAAATATTATCTTTGTTCTGTAAATAACATTATATAAAACATAAATAATTTTTATTATGAGTAAGTATGAAGAATCTTCAGATGACATTCATTTAATTTTTAATGAATGCTTAATTAAAGCTGGATTAAATGATGTCGTAAACGTAAAATGTGTTTGTGATAACAGACAAAAAAAAATTACTAACTTAGTAAAGTGTACACCACTGGTTAAGTTTATAAGTAGTAACACTGATATTGTTATTTCCGTTAACGAAAAGGTGTTTGACCAATTAGAGGATTGGCAAAAACATATGGTTGCCGAAGAAGCCATTGCTGGTATTTCATTTGATTTTGAAAAAGATAAACTGGTGACTAATAAAAAAGATGTTCAAACCCATTCTGGATTCGTAAGAAATTATGGGTGGCCTAAGTATGAAGTCCTATGTGAAAGTATTAAAACAATTTATAACAAAGAGCAAGAAGAAGAAGCTGAAACTGAAACAGTATGAAAAGAGAAGAAGTAGCAGAATACAACGAAGAAGCATTATTGTGTGATGGTTTTGATGATGCAATAATTGGGGTTGCCCAAAGAATAAATCTTTGTGTTGCGGCCTATGATGTTGAAAAGATAATTGAAATTTTAAAACCCGACATGCCTTTGGATGATGAGGAATTAAAATTATCGGTTAAAGAACAAGATTGTAGGAGATATGAAATGGCACTTGAGTATTTTAATTATAATATCATAGGTTCTTGGGTTGGTGAGAATACTCCAGTATTCATTTATAAATCATACTATGATGGGATTTAAAATAAATGGATTATATAATAAGGTTTTAATAAAATTAAAAAAATGAAAACTATTGAATTTTTAAAAGACATGGTTAAAAAACATCCCAACGACTATGATTTGGGTGAAGCCATTAGAAGTTATGTTGTTAACTATAAAGATGAAGATGTTACAACAGAAAATAATATTATTAAAGAAGATAGTACCGTTTCAGTGCATTACACGGGTAAATTAACAAATGATGATGTTTTTGACACATCTACTAATGGAGAACCATTAACTATTAAGTTGGGTGAGGGTTCATTAATACCTGGGTTTGAGAAAGCGTTACAAGGCATGAAGCAAGGTGAAAAAAAGACTATAAACATACCTAGTGATGAAGCTTATGGTGATATAATAAAAGATAATTACCAAGAAGTTGATAAACAATATGTACCAGAATCAATAGAGGTTGGACAAATGCTTGAAACTAAAAATGAAATGGGTGTCATGACTGTCAGAGTTAAAGAGGTTAGGGAGAACACTGTTGTTCTTGATGCTAATCACCCATTAGCTGGCAAAGATTTAATCTTCGACTTAGAGGTTGTTTCTGTGACTTAATATAAATGAATTTTTTTTGGTTTACTGGATATTTATTATAAAACAATTTATTATGAAAACTTTTATAAAAGATATCTTTACAGAAGATAAAAATGAGGCTAAATTCTCATCAAAGAAAACAATGGGTATAATCGGTTCAATACTTGCATTTATTGCATTTATTGTTGATGGTTTCCATTTTTATGACATTAACAATGAAATGTTTAATTCAATGTTATTGTTTTCTGGTACCATGTTAGGTGTTTCAGTAATTAAATCATTTAGTAAACAGAACAAACCAGCAAACCCAGAAGGATAATCTAAACCCAGTAACTTGGATATATCCATAGGTTACTGTATAGATTTATTTTTTCACATTATTTGGGGTTTGTGTTGTTTTAGGTTTTGGTTTAGGTTTTGGTTTATTCTTTTTTTTACATCCACACATAATTTAATGTTTTTAGTATTTTTGTTATTATTATAATAATAAATATATTATTTTAAAAATAAATGGTAATTATGTTTAAGAAAAAAATTAAAGTATCATTTTTAAATGAAAAATGGGAATTAATTGTTTCTAATGTAAAATTAAAATATATACCTAGAATATATGAACTAATATATTTTAATAATGTTTATTATAGGGTGGCAAACATTGTACACAACATTAGAGAAATACAGGATATTTATATAATTATTGAAGAATACACAGACGATTATAATTTATTTGAAAAAAAAGATTAAAAATATTTGTTTTTTATTGGTTTTTAAAAAAAACTTACTTATATTTGTATAACAAAGGAACAATTAAAGATTAATTACCGCAAATTACTGCTAGGCTGCTTAATATTAATCTGAATAAGGTAAATAAATAAAGAAAGATTACCGCAACTACTCTATCTATCAAACAGGACTAATATCTTTCTGATTACCTTAATTAATTTCTTTGAAATTTTTTTCATTTCAAAAACCCATACAAGTATTTGTATGGGTTTTTTTATTTATATGATGTATTTATATATATGAGGAACAATATAAGGGTTTTATGTGTTTTACTTTTAATTTTATTTTTTGGGTTAAAAACACTTGAGTTAGCCAATATTATATTTGAAACGACATTAATAATGTATTTTGAATACGGGGTGATTGGGGGTTATTTAATAACATGTTTTTTAATTATATGTAATTTAATGAGAAATGATGAATTTTTAAAAACTAAGAAAACACTTAATGACAAAAATGAAGAGATAAAAAATGTGTTATGCGCTATTAATAAATCTAATGGTGTCATAGAATTTTACCCTAATGGTAGTATAATAACAGCCAATCAAAATTTTTTAGATATAATGGGTTATAGTATTTCTGATGTGGTTGGTAAGAAACATAGTATGTTTGTTAGTAAACGAGTAGTTAACTCTAAAAAATACATTAAATTTTGGGATGATTTAAGGTTAGGTAAATTTAAATCTGGTGACTTCATCAGATATACTAAATTAGGTGAGGTGGTACATATACATGGGACTTACAACCCAATTTTTAATAAAAAGGGTGCTGTTGTTAAGATAATGAAAATTGTTACCGATATTACTGAATCGGTGAACCAAAAGTATGAACTAGAAAAGAAAAATACTTATTTGGAATATGCGGCCAAGATACTTAGGCATGATATGCATAGTGGGATAAATATATACATACCAAGAGGATTACGTTCATTAAAAAGAAGATTAAATGACGATTTAATAAAATCATTAAATATTGAGATACCATTGAGGTTACTTGAGGAAGGGTTAACACACACACAAAAAGTATATGAAGGTGTTAAAGAATTCACTAATCTTGTTAAGAAGGAAACCAAGTTAGAAATTAGTACCCATAATCTTGGTGTGATATTAAAAAAACACTTAAAATCTACATCATATTCAGACCAAGTTAAAGTTGATGACTTAATAGAAAAGGAAGTTAATCAATCATTATTTTGTACGGCAATTGATAATTTAATAAGGAATGGTCTTAAATATAATGATAGTAAGTGTAAGTTTATTGTGGTTTACATGGAAGGCGACTATTTAATTGTTAGAGATAATGGTAGAGGTATGAACAAACAAGAGTTTGAAGAATATTCAAAACCATATATAAGGAAGAATGGTAATAAAGAATCTGGCAGTGGCTTAGGGTTAAATATATGCATAGCGATAATGAATGAGCATGGATTTTTGGTTTCATGTGAAAAATTAAAAAATGGTACAAAAATAAAAATATTATTATGATTGAGTCAATACTTTTGGTTGATGATGAAAACTTATTTCATTTAGTTTTTGAAGATGCGTGTAGTATCTTAGATATAACACTTAATTTAACTTCAGTATCTTCTTGTGAGGAAGCGGAAGAAATGTTTAAAAAATGGTTTCATACTGGTGGTAAAAAACCAACCTGTGCATTTATTGATTTAAACATAATTGGTTCCAGTTTTGATGGTATAGAATTGGTTAGGAAAATAAACTTTGAATATGGTAACGCATTAGTGATTGGTATCATTTCATCATCAGATGAAGCAGAAGAACAAGCTAAAGCAGTTAAGGCTGGTGCGCAATTTTGGATTATTAAATCAGATGAGATTGAGCCGAGACTTGAAGAATTTAGGAAAGACTTTGAAGGATATAAGAATAGAACAGCCCCCTTTAAAATTTACAAATGATTAGTAATGATACTAAGAAAAAATTACTTGAGTTATATGAACAACATAATATTCAATTAGAAGGGAATATACTCAAGCTAATTCCATTAGATGATGAGGAAGATGATAATTTTAAACAATACGTTACGGATTGTATATCTAGTGATAAGGGTAAGAGACTTAAGAGACTTGAAATTACCAAGAAGATTCAAAAACAAAATAAAGAATTACAGTTCGCTAAGATTGAAAACGAAAGGATTAATGAAGAACTGTCTCAATCCTTAATAGATGTTGGTAAAGCCAAAGAAAGTGTTGAAAATGATTTAACAACACTTCAAAAAAAAACACAATTTGAATTAATAGGTGTGATTGTTAAAGTTGCACTTATTGTCATTGTTTCTGTCGCAATTATAACAACAATAATGTATGTTGTTGCGATAATGTTTAATAGGGAAACACAAATAATTGGGTCTACCTGGAGTAATCTTTTTGGTATCTTATTAACAAACTCATTTAGTATCATAGGTACCATTATGGGTGTTAAATATAGTAATAATAAAGAAAAATAATTATGGAAAATACATCTATAAAGTTTTAAACATTATGGGAAACTTAGAATATTCATTTGATAACATATTAAAATCTTATATTGATACTGGTAAACAATTACCAGACCATCAACTTAATCTTATTTCATCAAATAAGAATATGCTTAAAACATATCTTAGAAAAAGAGCTATCGCTGTTAAAATCAAAGGTATATTATCAGATAAGGAAATGGAATTATTGAAAAAATATGATAAGAAATCATATGATGATTATATGAATTATATATCAAATAAGAAGAGGTTGGTTTTATCTTTTAACAAACTAACCAGCTTAAAAGGTATAGAGAAGTTAACAAATTTGAAGTGGTTGAATTTAAATAATAACGAACTAACCAGCTTAAAAGGTATAGAGAAGTTAACCAATTTGAAGAGGTTGGATTTAATGAATAACAAACTAAGTGGTTCAGAAAAGGAAAGGCTTAAAAAAATATTTGGAAATAAAGTTATATTATGAAAAAAGAAATAACAGAAATATTAACTGAGATAAAAGATGAGTTAGATTTCTCATTATTTAGGGTTAGAGATAATTTAAATGGTGATATATGGAATTCTGATGATGAGATAAATGAAGAAGTTAAGGATAATTTAATTAGTATTGCTGAATACTATTGGGACTCTCTTGACTTAGGTATACCAATTATTGATATCACCATAACAGGTAGTTTGGCGAATTATAATTGGTCAAGATTTTCAGACATTGATTTGCATATAATATTTAACCTTGATAACTTTGGTGAACATAATGATTTGATTAAGGAATTATTAGATAGTAAGACTAGAACCTGGAACACACAACACGATATAAAGATAAAAGATTTTGAGGTTGAAATATATCTTCAACCAGAAGGGCAACCACATCACTCAACGGGCGTGTATTCGTTATTAAATGATGAATGGATTAAGAAACCAGAGAAGATGGTTGTTAATATTGATAAGGCAAATGTGAGGAAGAAGTATAATAAGTTGATTAGCCATATAGATGATATAGAAACAGACCTTGGTGTTAAAAAAGACTATGAAGATATTATTAATAGAGTCAAGAGTATCAAAGAAAAGATAAAAAACATGAGGAAATCTGGTCTTGAAAGTGGTGGGCAATTTTCAATTGAGAATATTGTGTTTAAGTTATTAAGAAGAAATGAAATAATGTCAAAATTAAATGACTTGGCAGTCAATGTTTATGATGATATGATGACGATAGATGAGGGTGAATTAACAGAAAATTATATAAGGGGTTTATTAAGGGAGGCACTAGAAACATCACATTCATTAGATAGATTTAATGATAGATTTATGAAATTGAATGATGGTGACATAACTGATGGAGAAAAAAATAGAATCACTAAAAACTTAGAACACATTAAGAGGTATGATTTTCCAGAAAACCAATCATTTGGTATTTTATTAGGTGAGTTTAATATCAAAGAATTTAACCCAAAGAGACATTGGAAGGTTGGGGTTGTCAAAAAAAGAGATGTGATGTATTATTCTATTAAAGATAAGGATGGTTTAAAAAGTGTTGGTAATCAAATATGGGCAATAGTTAGAGATAATGAGATAGTTACAATCATGTTTAGGCGAAGTTCGCAAGATGGCACATCTAAACGTTTAATGGATTTTTTAGAGGTTGATAAAATTATAAGAATTAAAAATTTTTCAAAATATAAAGGGGATATTGAATTTAAACCAGTAAAAAAACGTAAATTTAAAAAGGTTAATATAGAAGGGTATGGCGAAGTGAAATATTATGAAGATAGAAATGAATTCATAACAAAAGATGGTAAAATATTAGATATATATGATATATTTGATAACTTACCAGATAACATAAAAAATAAAGTTTTAGATAAAACATAATGGAATGGCTTGTAAATATAAAAAATTGGGCACGGAAAAAATAAAAAAACTTAATGAGAATTTTGATAAGCTATATGACAAATACAAGTCTAAGGCGATAGATATGGGATATGATGGTAAAATAAAATTTCAAAAAGAACGAGGAAATATTGTTTTTTTTGTAGAAATATAAAATATTTTTTATATTTTATTTATTTTTTAAGTAAGTTTAATTATATTTGTAATATAGATGTTAGGTTTTATGGAAAAAATAGACTATTTATAAAAAATAAATTATTTAATATAATAAAATTTGGGTAGGGTATGGTTAAGATAAAAAATATTGTTTTTAGGTTAAAACACGATAACACATTGAATGTTCCAAATTCACAACCACTTGAATTTAAAGGTGGGCAAGAATTCCATATTGTTTGGGATGTTCTTTATATAGGTGGATACCCAGCAACACCTATGGGACTTCAAAAATTTTTAATAAAATGGATAACCTCCAACCCTAATTTATTTATACAAGACACTAGAATTTTTTAAAAGAACCATTTATTGGTTCTTTTTTTTAGTATATAATAATAATAATAATAATTAAACGTTAAAATTTTAAAATGAAACAAACAAAAACTTATCACGAAATTGTTCAGAAATTAAGAGACTTCTTTTTAAGTAAAAACTTTGTGGAGGTACCAACACAAAGTAGAAAATCAATTCTCGCTGCCTGTGAGAACCCATATTCGGTAGCCACATTTACCTATGATGGTGAAGTTTGGCCACTTCCACAAACTGGTCAGATGTGGCTTGAATATGAAATGTTAAAGAATCCAGAATGGGAGGGGTGTTTCTGTATAAGCACTTCTTATAGAGATGAGAAAGACCCAATACCTGGTAGGCATGAGAAGATATTCCCAATGTTTGAATTTGAGTCAAAAGGTGGTATGGAAGATTTAATAAACCTAAACAAAGAATTGATTGAATACTTAGGTTTTGATACCCCTGTTAGTATTGATTATGATGAGACCTGTGAAAAATATGGTGGTGTTAAAATTCTTGAAGATGAACACGAATCAAAAATGTGGAAAGAACTTGGTCATTCAGTTTCTTTAGAAACTTTCCCATATAGAACTTCACCATTCTGGAATATGAAATATCTTGGAGATGATAAATTCAACAAGTGTGATGTTATTCTTTTTGGTCAAGAAACAATAGGCTCTGCCGAAAGAAGCTGCTGTTCAGATGAAATGAGAAAATTCTTTTATACCATAATGGATGGTGGTTACGCAAAAAAACTTTTTGAGCTTTTTGGGCAACAAAGAGTTGAAAATGAACTTGAAGAATTTTTATCTTATGATTTTTTCCCACGATTTGGTGGTGGTATTGGGTTAACTAGATTAGGTAGAGCTTGGGAATTACACAAAGAGACCGAAATGGCATAACTATTTTATAATATTAGGACAAAATGTCTTAATATTAGTTTGGACTTTTTTTTGTACTTAACGATTTGAGTAAATTGATAGCTTTGGGTATAAATAATTTTGGGTCGGTTCAGTGACTCTAGAGGGATTAATCCACTCAACAACCTATTATATACTAATATATAAGAGGACTGAACAATAACGATATGTAAAAAATGTTAAATATGTTTGATGATTTTGAATCCTTATATGAAAAATACTTCGGTAATTTTAAACCAAGTGAAATAAATTCTGACAATCTTGATAGTTTTGCAGATATGATAGAGAAATTAAATGAAATAACAAATTCATTCAACTTAACCGATGAAAACTTTGAACCAGATGAAGATGAGTTAGGTGAACCTAATAAAATTGTTTTTTTTGAAGAAAATGGGTTTTCATTTCAAAAAACAACTTGGGATGTTGAAGGTGGTCAGATAGTTAAAGTTGAAATTGTGTCATCACCATTAGATGTGGTTGAGTCTAAAAGTAATGAAGAAAAATTAAAAATTGCCATTGAATGCGAAAATTACGAAGAAGCGGCAAGGTTAAGAGACAAAATTAACGATGGAAAAAAGTAATACAAAACACATAAAAAATTCTTTATTTATTGATTTAGATTCATCAAGGGATGATGCAATCAGAATAACAAAACCAAAAAATAAAGAAAAAGAGGTGGACAACAAAGAATCTGCAAAAAAAATGGTTTTTGAGGACATAATAACACTTTGCAGTGTTCTTGGTATGTATATTCAATTAGCAAATGATAGTGGTTATTTTGATTCTAAAGCATCTACTAATATGTGTATTAACTACTTAACTGAGAATTTTTTAGAGAAAAAGTAAAAAAATATTAGTTAAAAGACAATTCTAATCGTATTTATTATTATGGAAATTATCATAATACTAATATTATCTTTGGTCCCAGCACTAATTTACGCATTTATAATTTTTAGTGTTGTACCATATAACACAATAAAACTAAAAATTGGTTTACATTATTTAGTTGGTGGGTTTTTATCTGTAGTTATATTATTTTCTTTTTTTGGTATAACACCGTTTTGGGGGGATATTAGTGAGAATGTGTTTGCCCCTTGGGTTAGACCATTGGAATATTTACATTTTAAAAATTTTATTGAAATAGCCTTTATCGAAGAATTGGTTAAATTTATTGTCTTTCTACTCGTAGAAAGACATAGGCGAAACAAAGGCAAGATAAATGACCATCCGTTGGCTACGATGTTTTATGTTGGTATGGTGTCATTGGGGTTTGCAATTGTGGAAAATGTGTTCTATGGGTTAAACGTGGTAAACCCAACATCTACCATCATATGGCGGTCAGTAACAGCGGTCATAGGTCATACTGTTTTTGGTTTATTTATGGGTTACTGGATTGTTATTGGTCGGATTGGGGGTCAATTTAAAAATAAATCACCATTAGATTTAATAGTATTAAATAAGAAAAAAGTTAGAATTGGTGTGTTTAATTTTATTGGTGTTTTTGTTGCTATGATACTTCACGGTATTTATGATTTACATCTTGACATAAATGGTTATGACGGCTTAACAACACTTTATATGTTTCTTATTTTTTGTTTAGTGGGGGTGTTTTGGTGTTTTACAAATATTAATAAGTTACACATTAAAAAACTTAAAATAGATAGTGATGGGTAAAAAAAGACCAACAAAAAAAAATACTAAACCTACGTCAAAAAGACCAACAAAAAAAAATACTAAACCCACGTCAAAGAACCCAACAAAAAAGAAAAAAAAAGTAACATTTTCCACAAACAGAAAGATTAACCCAAATGACTACATTAGGGTTAGTGAGAGGTCTAAAATAAATAAATTCATAGAAACGGGGAAACAAGTTAAAGATGGTAAGTTAAGGTGGGTGTATTATTCAATTGATGGGAACATTGGGTATCATTATTATAAAAAACTTAAAAAAAGGGGATAAATATTTTTTTTATTCATTTTTTTTTGTATATTTGTTTCATTAGTTAATGAAAAAAATTATAAAATATGAAATGGTTAAAAAGTTTTCCAGATGGTAGAGGTGGTTTTGATAGCATGGAATGGGACATGGGTGATGTCTGGATGGAGTATGTCTTTAATATATTAAAGTATGTTGTTTTTGGGTTTTTATTATGTGTGTTTATTTGCCCCATTTTATTATACACACACAGTGGTGAGTGTAAAGAAGCTAGAATGAGACAATATTGGGTGAGTATAGCATTGGGGTTGCTATTTTTATTTGATGCGGCTTATGGGGGTTTTTTTTGGACCTGTTTTGTGGCAGATGGTGAACCAGGTTCCGTTTATATATGGGTGGTAACATTAATTTACGTATGTCTATGTGTCCATTCAATTATGTATATGCTTGATTCTCAATTAGAGTGGATATATGATAATTTTAGTTACCAAATCCTATTTAATATTATACTTTGGTTTATTATTATATTTGTTTTAACCCCAGGCTCTTCAGAGGTAATTGCTATGGAAATATCTCATGAACCAATGAGTATTTTTTCTGAATCCTACTATAAAGTTAGGGAATAAAAGACAAAATAATTAATAAATATAATAATAAATAAATTTTCAATTATGGATAAGCAAGTAAAGCAAGTTTTATTTAAGAGTAGATATCTAATTATGTGTTTTTTAGTGGCCACATTAGGTCTATATATTACCCATAACCCTATACTAATGTTAATTTTTTTAATTTTCATTTTTTATTCTGGGTATACGGTTGCAAACAGATTATATAATATAAAACAAAAATAATGACAATAGGTGAAATAATAAAAAAATTAGTACTTTCAGAAAATTATCTTATTGCTCGGAGCAATGTGTCTGATGAAATAATTTCCTTTATAGAAACCACACTACCTCATGACTATGGGTTGCTAAGGGAAAAGGAAGATGAGTACCAAAGAATAATTAGTGTTTTAAAAAAAGGTTTAGATGTCAATAATAAAATTTGAATTAACTGATGACCACATAAAACTGGTTAAACATTTAGGTTGGGCGGAATTAACAGATACTAATCTTATAAGAACAACAGACCAAGGTTCACCATTTGGTGGTTTTGATTATTACGAGGATATGGGGATTATATTATATGGTAAACCCAATGATTTTGACCCATTCGATGGCAATCCATTTCAATGGTCAAAGGAACAAAAAGTTGAAATGGATAAACTTCTTAAAGAGTTACCAACAGCACTTGAAGTTATCCTAAATAAACAAACATTTGAACCAGGATTATATAAAACTCGTTACCATAATCGTAACTGGAAAAAAGTTAAGTCATGAAAATAAATATTTATTGTATAACATGAAACAATATGTTATACTGGTTGATAGTTTTTCGGAAATAATAGAATTTGATAACAAGGCTGAGGCTCAAAATTTAGCTGGTATTTTCCAATCAAATTCAGATAGTGGTTACAAGTACCACATTAGAAAGATAGTGTAGTATTTCCACCAAATAACGATTTTCATAAATATTATATATGAAGTTTAAGGAGTTAACTAACAATGATAAGCTTTATTTTAACGAAACATACAAAAATAAAGACCTTAGTTGGGATAAGAGAATGTTTCTTTTGATGAAGTTAACAAATAAATCTGAAAGAACCGTTAGAAAATGGGCAGTTAAACTTGGTTTAACACAAAAAAAATTAATAGATTCACCAAATTTAAAATTAGCAAAAACAAAAACATACGATAAGAGTAAAAAAAGGTTTATAATAACTTGGGCACAAAACGCTACACCAGTACACAAAAAACTGCTTAAAAATATTGAAATATATTCAAAATTTATTAATGCTGAAATAATAGTTATTGCTGGTAGGTACAATAATCCAACGAGCTTAACTATTAATAAAACAAATGAGTATTGGGATAAAAATATAATAAAATATTTAAGTGCCAAGAGACACAACATACATAAACATATGACAATAATGTCCGATGTCAGAACACAACCAACAGCGGTAAACCCAATGTCTGGTATGGAAGGTATGAGTAGAGACAACTCTTGCATATTTGGTCACCCAAAGGTTCATATGAAAATGATACCAGTTCTTAACACTTACAAACCAAAAATGATGATGACAACTGGTGCGATAACAAAAATGAATTATACAGATTCGAAAGCTGGGAAGAAATCCGAATTTCATCATCAATATGGTTTTGTGGTGGTTGAAATTGAAGATGAGGATATATTTCATTCAAGACAAGTTACTACAGATAAAAATGGTTCATTTTATGATTTATTTTTTTATGTAAAAGATGGGTTAATAAATAAGAATGATGATATATCTGGAATTGTTATTGGTGATTTACATTATGGTGAACATGATGAAAAAGTATTATCAAGAACGTTTGAATTGTTATCAAAATTAAAACCTAAAAACGTTATACTACATGATGTTTTTGATGGGAAATCAATATCACACCATACAAAGGACAACCCGTTTATACAATATGGTATGGAAATGAGTAACAATAATTCATTAAAAGATGAGATAAATACCATGTTAGATGGGTTAAATAAGTTTAAAGATTTTGAAAATGTTATAATAGTTAGGTCTAACCATGACACGCATTTAGATAAATATTTATTAAGCGACTGGAGAAAATTAGCAACACCTAAAAATTCTATAGAGTATATGGAATACTCTAAGATATTATTAGAACAACATGCAAATGGAAATGCGAAGGGTGTTATACCAGAATTAATAAATAGAAAGTTTCCTAAGTTTAAAACATTGGGATATAATGATTCGTATAAGGTTAATGGTTATGAAATAGCAATGCATGGTGACTTAGGTAGTAATGGGTCAAGGGGGTCTGCAATACAGTTTAGGAAATTAAATACAAAGATGGTTACAGCACATACACACTCACCCTCAAGATTTGATAATGCTATATGTGTGGGAACAACAACAAAACTTAGATTAAGTTACAACAAGGGGGCATCTGGTTGGCTACAATCACATGTGATAATTTTCCCAAATGGTAAATGCCAACACATTAATTTTATTGGGGAAAATAAAAACTATACAACTATTTATTGATTATGGAAAAGTTTGAAAAAAATTTAACAAAATATGATAAAAATAAATATTATATTGTTAAACGGTTTAACTGGAACACTGTTGATTGTGGTGAAATAATTAAGATGAATATTAAAGACTATCAAATTGGTTCAGATTTTTTATATTTTCATGTTGTTGATAAAACAAATGATGATATTATTTGTGTACCAAAAAATAGACCAACACTTTTTTATTCATTTCATCGTACTTTCTTTAATAATGATGATGACATCCTTAGACGAATAACAGAAAGTGGGGTTGTCGAATTTAAATTACAAATTATGGTTAAGGTCTCTTTGGTTAAATGGTTATTTTTCAAATTAAATAACTTATTAAGTAAATTTAAACGAAAATGACTAAAGAAGTTTTATATGTTTTTGATTTTGATGGTACATTAATTAATACTGGTAACGGTGATGAAAACCAAAAAGCAATTTATAAAAAAAAGACAGGTAAAGATTGGGCTTGGAGTAGTTGGTGGGATATAAAAGAATCATTAAACACTAGCATATTTACACACACACCAATATTAGATGTTATTGATGTTTATAATAGTGTCGTTAACACACCCAATGCGTTTGTTGTTATGTTAACTGGTAGGAAAAACCATTTAAAAGATTGTGTTGAAGCTGTATTAAACGAAAATGGTATAACATATTTTGACAGATATATGTATAATTATGGTGGAAACACATTAGTAAACAAAAAAGAACAAATATTTAAGTTAATTAATGAATATCCATCAATACAAAATATCATAATGTATGACGACAGGGTTGGGCACGTATCAAAATTTAAGTCATTTGGGGATGATTTAATTAAGTTGGGGTTTATAACTAAATTTAATATTTACCAAGTTAAAAATGGTAAAATTATATGACTTTTTATAGTTTTATAGGCAAACTTAATGATTTGAGTTTTTTGAAATTTGAAAAACTCGTTGAAATTATCAATGATTCTAATATAAAAATAATAAACGCTTGTTTAAGTGATGATATTGTGGGGTTAGCAACCCTAGATTGTATATACATTGACATGTGTGACATATTAACCAGAGTAGATGCTGGTGTAATAAATTTACACAAAGTTTTTTTTATTTTATTACACGAAATTGCACACAAAAAAAGGATTGATAAGTCTGGTGTCGATTATCATCTAAATATGTTAACTACACCAAACTTTAAAAGATTTTATGAGTTTATTATTTCTGAAGAAGTGTTTGCTGATAGATGGGCATCACTAGTTTTTTATTTCATTAATAAAAAAAAAATCCATACATCACAAACACAACAACTATTTATCCCCACAAATAAACAATCATACATAAACAACCTTAAAGAAACTCATAAATTATTTAAAACCACCAATTTTAATTATGATGAGGTTATAAAAAAATTTTTAATTTATATTCGATAATCTTTTGGTGTTAAAAATTATTTACCTATGTTTGCACCATAACGATAAAAAAAAAACTATGAAAAACCTTATTTTATTAATATTGTGTTCTATAATAACCCTCACTTATTTAATACAACACAAACGAATAATAAAGTCGAAAATTAAACCACATGAGTTAAATTTGGTAACGGAGGATTCGTTATTGACTTTTTTTTGGAAACCTAAACTGAGAGATTTAATCACCCAACAATCAAATACATCACAACATATAAAAAAACACGAATTAACTCCAATAAAACCAATATACCCTGGAAGATATAAAGAAAAAAACAAGAACAATAAGAGTAAGGTTGGGTATTATACAGAATCAGAATGGAAAGGTTTAGATAGAAATAAAAAAAAGATAATAATAGATAATTTTTTAACTTATATTATCCAAGGTGCTAAAGAAGAGTCAAAAGTATATCCACAAATACCATATCAACTTTACGTTGCACAGGCAATTCTTGAATCAAATTACGGGTGTTCTTACATTGCTAACAGTGCTAACAACATTTATGGACATAAATATTGGGGTAAAGACACTACTAAACATGTAACTGCTAAGGATGACGGGCCTCTAGATAAATTTAAAAAATATCCATCAATTTGGTTTTCAATTCGTGCGCATAGTAAATTATTGATGGGGATATATTGGGAGCGATTAGAAGGTGAACCAACACTAGAAACTTGGTTGGAAACTTTGTGTGGTGGGAAAACACTTGAGGAAAGTATTGAATTTGTTAAAAACAAGAAAGGTGGTGTTTATGCAACAGCATGTTATGACCGAGAAGATGGTGAGGTTTACTATAGTGATAAAATCAGAAGAATAATAAAGTGTTATGATTTATAAATTTTTTATGTAATTAAATGAAATGAAATGAAAAGAGGATTTAAAATTTTTGAAAAAAGTATTACTAATAGAAATAAAAGTGAAGCGTTTAGCAAATATCTTACTGATATATCTAAAATACAGTTGTTTGATTCAAATGAAGACGAACTAAAGTGCGCATTTAAAGCTAAGAATGGTAACGTCAATGCGTTAAATGAACTTGTACGTAGAAATCTTAGGTTTGTTGTTAGTGTTGCTAAACAATATGAAGCTTATGATGCACCAATTGAGGATTTAGTTAATCAAGGTAATATGGGGTTATGTGAAGCTGCCACAAAATTTAACCCAGAAACTGGTTTTAAGTTTATTTCTTATGCTGTTTGGTATGTAAGAAAGGAAATGCTTTTATATTTAAAAGAGTTTTCAAGACAAATAAGATTACCACAAAACAGATTTTCTGAATTAAGTAAATTTAATCGTGAAATTGATAATTTAACACAAAATCTGGAGCGCAAACCAGATATTTTAGACATGTATGGTGTGTTACCAAACTGCAAAGATTCTCAAGTTGAAATTATCTCAAATCTGTCAAACATGAGGGTGTCTTCATTAGACAAACCATTAGTCAACGAGCGAGGTAGTTCCACAGTTGGTGATATGTTATCATCAGAATCAGAATCAACAGATTCTATGTTTGTTAATGAAAAAAATAAACAACTAATTAAAGGTATATTATCAAAACTAAAACCAAGAGAATCATTTATTATAATAAATTTATTTGGTTTGAATTGCCCCCAAAAAACATTGTCTGATGTGGCCAAAGAACTTAATTTAAGTAGTGAAGCAATTAGACTCATTAAACGAAAGACTCTTATTAAATTAAAAAAAGTGTGTAGTGATTCGGGGGTGAAATATTTTATGTTTTAATATATAAACTAATAAAGTGTTTTATTAGTTTATATACATATTTATTATATGGGGTTGGTGGGTTAATTTACTCAATAACCCCATATAACATACCTTTAGGGTAATTAAATTAAAATATTGTGAAAAAAAACTTAATAAAAAAACTACTTAGAGAGGTGTTTATACCAGAAGCGGCCACTGCAAAACAAAAACCAAGAAAGAAAAGTGATACCAACACAGGTGGTACCCCCCGTAAAAAAAAGAAAAAGAAAATAGACACATATCCAGATGTTAGACGGGCAATGAATAAAAAACTAAACCCAACAGCACCCACCCAAGTTGGTCTTATGAAATCAATTGGTATTACAGATGATAAAAAGGGTGTAAATAGAGCATTATTCAATAAAAAACTACGTAGAACGAAAAACCCAGATAGCGGTAGTATATATAAGTTTGATGAGGATGAATTAACTGGTGTTAGAAAAGCACTGGATATGATGTAACTATGAAACACTATATAAAACAAAAACCTAGAGAATCTCTTTTAAATGAAGATGGTGATATTAAACAATCAATTATATCTTTATTAAAATCTGGAGATGAAGATAATATTGAATTATTTGTTTAATAATTTGTTTTTTTAAAACATTTTTTATATATTTGATTTATGATAAAAAATTAATTAACAAAAAAAATAATAACTTATGTTGAAATACAAATTAAAAAACCGAGCATTAGAAAAAGACCTAAAAGATATCCTATCCAACAACCTAGATATCACAAAGGGTGGTGTTAGTGGCAACTCAATTGAACTTATTGATGGCAACTCCTATGTTTCATATCCATATTATGATAGAGAACAAGATAGGGATTTTGATTTTAACGAGGTAAACAATTTCATAAACAAAAATAAATAAATAAAATGTCAACAAAAACAATTTTTGAATACCGAAATAATATCCAAAAATTCGCAAATAAACATAAGATACTATTTGAGGATGAAGGTGAATGTGGTTTTGGTAGAGAATGTGTTGGGCTACATAGGGGTGGTAATTATATTGCATTCAACCCTAATTCACAAGCTGAAAATACACGTGGTGAACCAATTGATGAGTTTTATGATAATAGATTTTATGACATTCAACCATCACTTGCTTATCATAAGCATGATTGTTTAGCTGTCTTAGGTAGAGGTGATGAATCTATCATTCAATTATCAAACTGGGTTGATGAATTAAAGAAATTAAATGTTAGTATTGAAGAATATGAAACTGGTGCAACTGGTTTTCAAGCTATCATTAGTGGGTATAGTTCTTATGCAGTAAAAACACCAAAAAAAGAAATAAATAATTATGAAGGTTAATATTTTTATTATTATATTGGTTTCTTGGGTATTACTTGGTCAAACAAATACCCCCCAAAAAATGAATTCTTCTGATAATGGAAAGGTTATTGAGATAACCATTGAAGATGATATTAATTGGGAAACTTATTGCAAACGAGCCGATACTTATTTAAGTAGAAATTGTTTTAAACAATCTCCAATAACTGGATTTATGCTTTCAGATTGTGCTAGAGAAACATATGACTCATATGGGGTTTTTATTCCAGTTGAATTTGTATTAGCACAAGCACAATTTGAAAGTGGTATGGGGTTAAAAGGTAGGAGTCCAAAAAACAACCCATGCAACTTGGGTGAGTATTCTAATAAAACAGTATTAAGATACAAATCCACAAAGGATGGGATGTTAGCATATTATAAACTTATTGCGATAAAATATTTAGATTGTGGTAGAAAAACCATATCTGATTTATTTTCAAATAAATTTAAAAATGTTAGTGGTTATAAATATGCCGCAAGTAATACCTATGGCAACAGAATGAAAAAACAATATGAGTTTATTGTCAAATGGATTGATACTAAATACTATAATAATTATAATACTAAATTAAAATGAAAATGAAAAAATTATTTATTACACTTACCATTATCATGTTGGGGTTTATGGTACTTCAATCTTGTGATAATATTGACCCACAATTTAATCACATCTCCCCAGACATTGACCATATCCACAGGTCTGGGATTGATACTTCAACAACAAATATTGACACATTAACAACAAATATTGACACATTAACAACAAATATTGACACATTAACAACAAAATAAAAAACATGAACAAATTAATCGCAGAAGAAGCCATAAGAATGGTTAAAAACACATTTCTTTATAAACTATGTGACGAATTAAATTTAAGTGTTGTATCTGCACCAGTAGTGGTACTTAAAGGTACTGGCATCAATGATGACCTAAATGGTCTAGAAAGGGCTGTAGGTTTCCCAATTAAGGATATGGGTGAACAAAGGGCTGAAGTAGTACATTCTTTGGCAAAATGGAAACGTCTAAGACTTAAAGAATATGATATCGAAGAAGGTGATGGTATCGTTACTGATATGAGAGCACTTCGACCAGATGAAGAAATGTCAAAAATCCATTCAATTTCTGTTGACCAATTTGATTGGGAAAAACATATATCTGAAAAAGATAGGAATCTTAACACCCTAAAAGGCACTGTTAATAAAATTTATAATGCTATTAAGTATACATATCAAACATCATTAATTAATGGTTGGACAGAGGATTCGCTATTACTTCCAGATAATATTACATTTGTACATACTGAAGAGTTAATAAAAGAATTCCCTAACTTAACACCCAAAGAAAGAGAGAACGCAATAGTTCAAAGGTATGGTTCAGTATTTCTTATTGGTATTGGTGGTGAATTATCTAATGGTGTTAAACATGATGGTAGAGCCCCAGACTATGACGATTGGTCAACTCCAACAGGTGATGGTCTAAAAGGGTTAAATGGTGATATACTTATTTGGAACCCAGCTTTGGGTACTTCATTTGAAATATCTTCTATGGGTATAAGAGTTGATAAAACTGCATTACTTAGACAATTAGAAATAGAAGGTTGTCTAGATAGAAAAAACTTATATTTCCATAATGAATTGTTAGAGGGTAGATTACCACAAAGTATTGGTGGTGGTATTGGTCAATCAAGATTAGCTATGCTTATTTTACAAAAGAAACACATTGGTGAAGTACAAGTAAGTATATGGTCAGACGATGTGATTGAATCTGCAAAAGAAATGGGTATAGAATTACTCTAAAATTAATTAATATTTTGGGTAGGTTCAGCTGCCCTAGGTTGAGGGATTAATCCACTCAATAACCAATTATATACTAAGGACTGAACTTATCAATGGTGGTTTTGTTGTGGCATATAAGAAGGACTGAACTATGGGGTTCTACACCCTTGAAAAAGAATACTATATAAGAAAAGAAAAGGTTGTCGTGGGAAGGGTGCATGGTATGGTAGTAGAAATCTAAGCCTACACACAACAACATACAGTAAAAATTGCATGGTAGAGCAGTGGTCAGCTCATGAGTCTCATAATCTCAAGGTCGAAGGTTCGAATCCTTCCCATGCTTCTAATCAAATTAATTTAAACTATGTCAAAAATTAAACATCCAGATTATTATAATAATGGTATTGAAATGTGGGATTATGCTCATTCACATAACCTAAGTTTCTATGAAGGTAATATTATAAAATATGTTACAAGATGGAAATATAAGAATGGGGTTGAAGACCTTAAAAAAGCCAAAGAATATTTGGATAAATTAATAGAATTAGAGACAAAAAACCCCAAAAAACAAATAAAATCTATTAGATGTTTAATAACATAAATAAAAAGGGTGTTTATATTAGTGATGTTGCCCACCCCAAAAACGATAAAAATCAAAAACATGGGTATGTTAAACATATTTGGTGTGGTCATTTACTTTTGGAGGGTAATTATACTAACGGGAAAAGAGATGGTGTGTTCATTGATTATTATTGGAATGGTAACCCTTATAGGGTTGTTCGATACACACTTGGCAAAAAACACCCCTATTATATAGAATACGATAAACATAAGATAAAAAAATGTTTTCACATATGAAAAAGAATCAATTAGACAAACAAGGGAATCAAGATGGATATTGGTCATCGACTTTTTTTCTTACCCAATCAACCTTCAAGGGTCATTATAAAAGTGGTGTAGCAGTAAATTATTGGGAATGGGTGTGTTATAATGAAACAAACACGGATATTCTAAAACAATTTTACATTATATAAAACAATATAAAGATGGGTAAAGAAATAGAACAACTAAAAGATAAGTTCGGTAATGTGATAAAGGAAGGTCACTGGGTAAATGTGCAAGGTATTATTGAAAAAATCGCCAAAAATGAGGCTGGTGCGCTATATTTTTACCCATATAATAAAAAAGAACTTGTTTCTGCATATTTACCTAATGATATAAAGATATTAGAACATCAAAAAAAATAAATCAGTGTTTTGGTCTTAATAATTCAAAACACTATATAAGAAGAGTATATATGAATTATGACCGAACATCAGATTAAATCTACAATAGTATTTTTAATATTTTTTTTATTAAAAACCCTAACATTTTCTCAAATTTCCATACATGAGGAACAACTAAATTACTATAATAACTTAGGTGAATTAACAGACCATCAATATGACAAGTTAAATGGGTATTCAAATACGCAAACTAACACAAATAGGTCAACTTGTAATTTAAATAAAATTGTTTTTGGTTGGCACCCCTATTGGGTTGGTAGTGCTTATTTAAATTATGATTGGAATTTATTGTCAGATTTTAGTTATTTTTCTTATGAAGTAAACCCATCTACTGGTAATGCTAACACAACACATAATTGGTCTACAGCTAACGCAGTCGATAGTGCATTAGCAAATGGTGTTAGAGTTAATCTCTGTGTTACCCTATTTTCAAATCATACTACGTTTTTTAGTAGCCCCCTAACACAACAAACATTAATCACCAATTTAATTAGTTTAGTCCAAAGTAGAGGTGCACATGGTGTAAATATAGATTTTGAATCCATGTCAAGCTCACATAAAACGGATTTCACTAATTTTATGATTAATTTATCTAATCAAATGCATGCCGCAATACCTGGTTCTCAAGTAAGCGTTGCGATATATGCTGTTGATTGGAATAATTTATATGATGTTGCTACGTTAGCACCCTATGTCGATTTATTTGTTATGATGGGTTATGGATATTATTGGACAAATAGTTCAACGGCAGGGCCAACCGACCCATTATACCATTATATATCAAATAGTTACAAATATAGCCTCTCTCGCTCAATAACTTATTATTTGGACAAAGGATTGCCTGCCGACCAATTTGTTATCGGATTACCCTATTATAGTAGAGATTGGCCAGTATCTAGTGGAACAATACCTTCCCCGACCACTGGTGCTGGGAGTGCTAAAACTTATGCACAAATAAGAAACAATAGTAATGGGTATTATAATAATAAAATATGGCATAACCCAAGCAAAACACCATATTATACATATGTGGACGGCACTAACATCAGACAATGTTTTGCGATAGATGATGAGAGTTTTTCTGAGAGATTAAAAGTGATACGAAGACGAGGTTTAGCTGGAATGGGTATTTGGGCATTAGGATATGACAATGGTTATTCTAATTTATGGGATGGTATTGAAAATGAGTTTACAGATTGTTTAAGTGAACCTTGTAGTGATACCCTTTATGATATGGGGGGTGAAGAACGTAATTACTATGATAGAGAAAATTATATTTATACTATTAGTGGTACAATAGGTGGTACAATTGATTTGGATTTTAAATCGTTTGATGTGGAACTAAATTATGATTATCTAAGATTATATGATGGTATAGATACATCGTCACCGTTAATTGGGGTGTATACTGGTATTAATAGTCCTGGTATTGTTAACGCTGGTAGTGATGTCACCTTTTGGTTTTATTCTGATGGTGCAACAACAAATCCTGGTTGGGAAGTTGTATATAACTGTAACATTCCAACACAAACCCCAGTTTTTAATATAAACACATTTAAGTCTTACCCAAATCCTGTATATAATATGTTAAACTTTATGTGGGAAACACCAATTAATGAAATTGGTTCACTATATATTATAGATAAATTAGGTTGTGTTTTATTAGAAAAAAAGGTTAATCTATATGAAGATTTAGTATTACAATTAGATTTGGGGTTTTTAGTCAGCGGAATTTATACATATCAACTAAAAACAAAAAATGCTAAATGTGTGGGTGTTTTTAGGAAATATTAAATGAAACAATACAAATTTTCTTAATTATTTTAAGATTATCTGTAAAAATTTTGGTTTTTTAATTAAAAATTGTACCTTAGAGGTATAAACTAATTCATAATATTAATTTAAAACAATCCAATGAAAAATGATAATTTATTGAAGCGTGTTATGAGAAATGAGCAGTTAATGGCTGAACAATTTGCATTAGATAAACTTAAAATCGAAAAATTTGAAAATCAGATAAACGAATTAAAATTTTGTGTTTATAGTTTAATGTTTTTGAACTCTACATTGTTAATTGCCATGGCATTTTTTTAAATAAATTGAGTGTAAATAATCAATAATATTAAATTATCCTAATCAAAATTAAAAACCATGTCAAAAATACTATCATTATTATTAATTATGTTTGTTTCTATTGGTTGTGCCCCAATAAACACACAAACCAATAAATTACCAAAATATAAAAAGAAGTTTTTTGATAAACATTTAGACATAGCTTGGTATGTATATGTTAAATATGATGTGCCACCCACAATTACATTATCTGCTATGGCAATAGAAACCAATTACGGTAGAAAAAAACGAATGATGAAACGTGGTGACTTATTCGGAACTGGAAAAACGTATAAACACACCCAAGCTTGGGATGAATTCGGTAAAGGTATGAAACAAAATTACTTTAAAATGGGTTCAATTAAGATGAAAAAGGTGATGTCAATTAAAAATGAAATAAGACAACAATAGAAATGAAGAAAAAAATAATAATAAGAAAATATTATATAATGGAAACCATGGAAAGATTTAATAAGAATCAAGATGAAACTTAAACCAGAAATATTAACACATCCAAATATACCTAAGCCACTTCATGGTATGAACCCAAGAACAATCTTAGGTAAAGAATGGTGGGATAAGACAAGACAGGAAGCCTATGCTTCTACTGATTATCATTGCTCTTCTTGTGGAGTACATAAATCTGAAGCTAAAAAACATAAATGGTTAGAAGCCCATGAATACTGGGATATCAATTGCATGACTGGAATATGTGAAGTAAAAGATATAGTACCTTTATGTCACTACTGCCACAATTTTATTCACAGTGGAAGATTGTCTATGATATTAGGTAAGTCCAAATCTAAGGAAGAAGTAATAGAAATATTGGAGCATGGATTTAAAATACTAAAAGAAAATAATTTAAAATGCTTTGCTTATTCAAAATACTTAGCAAGAAAACTTGGTGCAAAAACTTATGATGTAGACTATTATATGCCAGAAGAGAATGAAGATTTAGAATGGTCTGATTATGCCCTTATATTAGAAGGGAAGACATATAAATCTAAGTTTGATAATATAGAAGAATGGAAAGAATTTTATAAAAATAAAGAAAATGAAGTGGAAAACAAAAGAAGGTAAAGAAGGTAAAGAATATACAACATATAAAAGAACTAACAATGGGAGGTCTTGGTTGGTGTAAAATTCAATAAATTAGGTAGGCGCAGTGAAAGGGCGTTAGAAATCCTGTTTCAGAATAATTTAAAAAACGAAAAAAATGAAAATGATAGATAAAGACCACTCCGAACTTGAACGTGAATTTACACTTATTGTAATTGGAACAGCCAAGAGTCAAGACGACATAAATTTATTAACCACCATGTTCAAAGAATACGGAAACTTAAAATACAATAAAGGTGTGAAGGACACGACTGTTGAGTTTGAACGAAAAATGAAAGAACGGTTTGGTAACCTATTAATGTAAGACATATGAAACCATTTTTTATTGTATTATTGGGTGTGATTGGGTTGTTTATATTATGTTGTTTAAGTCTGTATCTTAGTGGTCTCATCCATACATTATATAAAGAGTTTAAAAATAACAGAAAAAAATAAAATATTAAAATAATATATGGATAGTATTGGAAAATTAAATCTAATAATTGGTCCTATGTTTTCTGGTAAGAGTACCATGTTATTAACTAGATATAGAAGATATAAAATAGCTGGTAAAAAATGTTTATTAATTAAATATGAAAAAGACATACGTTATAGTGTCACAGAACTTGTAACACATGATAATCTAAGATATGAAGCAACGTCTTGCGGGAAACTACAGGATGTTGATGACATTATTAATAATTATGATGTTATTTGTATTGATGAAATACAATTTTATTCTGATGGTGCACATTATGCTGATTTATGGGCCAATAATGGTAAAATTGTTGAAACGTGTGGGTTAAATGGTGATTACTTACGGAACCCATTTCATCAAATAACCTTAATTATACCAAAAGTAGATAACATAACATTCGTAACTGCCATATGTAAAGATACTGGTAATGACGCTATTTTTACTAAAAGACTTTCAGATGACAAGAAACAAGAGGTTATTGGTACTGACGATATCTATCAAGCTGTCTCTCGTAAAATTTATTTTAATGAAAATACCCCCTACTGAATCATGAAAATACAAATAATAGATTGGTGTAAATATTATTGTGTTGCGATAATATATAGAAGAGAAACTAAATTATTTTTTAGTATATCCCCATGGCTAACCAATAAGTTAGATAAACATACAAAGGAGGATTGTCCAATAACCATTACATTAACCCCAGATGAAACCACACATATTGAATCATTGTACAGAGCTACTGATTTTGATTGTGAAGCTGGACCTAGATGGTCTAATTAATTATATATGAAGAACCAAAGAAATAAGGATGGTAAACCACATGGCTTCTGGGAATATTATTATACCAATGGAAGTATCGTAATAAAAAGTATTTTCATATAACTATTTGGTAAAATTTGGTTAATAGTGAAAAAATTAATACATTTGTAAAACAATCATTTTTGGGTCGGTTCAGCGGCCCTAGGTTGAGGGATTAATCCACTCAACAACCAATTATATATTATAAGAAGGACTGAACTAGTCTACTATATATCCTCTTCAGCATATAAGAAGGACTGAACAAACCACCATCAAGAGTAGTTTAAATTATTTTTTAATCACATAAAAAAGTAAAAATGATTATAATAACAAGAAAAGTTGAAATATTTGTCAACGAAAAAGATAATGACCAAAGAAAAAATTTCTATAAGCAATTAAGAGATTATG